TCAGATCGAGCTCGCGAGCGAGGGGCCGCTGCTGAAGGTCGACAACGGCATCGTGACCGTCTTCAAGAATCCGAAGACCGGACGCTACAAGCCGGCGACCGAGCCGCACGTTGACCTCGGCCGAGAGTGGCGCGGCTACCGTTACTTCGACGCGTACAACCCGAAGCAGATCGAGACGTGCATCGCGACCGTGCGCGAGCTGCTCGATCGCTTCCCGAGCGTGCCGCGCCGGATGCCGCGCGATCCGTGGGCCTTCAACGCTGACCTGCGCACGTTCAAGGGCGTGCTCGGTCACGCGCACGTCCGCAGCGACAAGAGCGACGTGCATCCGCTCTTCCCGTGGGAAGAGCTCGCCGAGGCGTGCGACCTCGAGCTCGTCGGATGAGCTGGAAGACGATCGCCGCGCTCGTCGTCGCCGGCGCGCTGCTCGGCGCGCTGCTCGTCTGGCTGCTGCGACCCGAGCCGAAGACGATCACGATCCGCGAGGGAAGCGCCGCTGCCTTCGACAGCGCGGCCGCGCGCATCGCCGAGCTCGAGGCGCGTGCGCGCGACGTAGACCTGCTGGCTCGAGCTCGCAACCGCCTCGCCGGCGTCAGCGTGCTCGAGCCAGCCGAGCCGCGCATCGTCTACGACACGATCATCCGCGTCGACACCGTGCGCGTCGTGCTCTGGGCTGAGCTCGATCCGTTCAGCGGCGAGCTCGAGCTGACACGCGCCGAGCCGAGCGACAGCGGCGGGCATACGCCGATCGGCGAGAGCTTCGACGCGTCGCGCTGCAGCGGTCGCCTGACGATCACCGGCGCGGGCGTCGTCTGCGACGAGCAGCGTCTCGGTCACGCGTGGATCTCGATCGGCCCGGCGCTGCTGCTCGCGTACGAAGACGACGCGCTCGAGCGACGTCTCGAGATCCCGCTCGAGCTGACGTGGGACCCCGGCCGCGCGCGTGGATGGACCGCGGCCGCGACGCTGCACCCGCTCGACCGGCGCGCGTTGTTTCATGTGAAACGCGCGTTCGACCTCTTCTAGCACCCGTTGCGGCACAAGGCTTTCCGCGCGCATTGACTTGCGCACGCAAGCGCAGTATACTTCCCCTCGAGAGCAGCACCGAACCTCGAGCAGGGAGCAGCCGCATGGCCCGCAGTGACCGTCTCAGCCAGCACGAGCACCGGCAGCAGGCAGCGCGTAAGGCGATCGAAGCGCTCGTCGCTCGCAACGTCGGCGGCGACCTCGGCGTCGCGTTCAGCCTGATTCACTGGATCAGCGGCGCGGAGCGCGGCGTCGGCACGCACGCGGCGCGCGAGCTTCGCGAGATCCTCGACGACGCGCGGCCGCACCTGAGCGCCGCGGCGTTCAACGCGGTACGTGACTACGTCCGCGAGATCGAGCAGTGAAGGCGCGCCTGCCGCTGACGATCCGCGGGCGTCGCTACTTCCACGAGCAGCCCGACGCGCTGCAGCACGCGATCGAGCGTGCGCAGCAGCAGTACGACGCGCGTGAGCAGGAGCGCTCGCGCGACGTCGACCCGCACCTCGAGCGAGAGCTCGCCGAGGCGCTTGCTTCAACCCTTTCCTGAGAGCATGAACATGCACGCACGGCAGACGGAAGCGACCGACAAGATCCTCGAGCAGCTTCGCGAGCTCGACGCGCGCGAGATCGCGCACGTTGCGATGCGCTGCCCCGAGCTCATCGTCGAGCAGGCGGCGATGCGCTCGACGCTCTTCGCGGTCGGCGACAAGGTCACGTACGTAAAGCCCGGCACCGGCGGGCAGACGATCGTCGAGGCGAGCGTCGTCAAGCATCACCCCTTCGGGCACGTGACGGTCGCGAGCGAGGCCGAGGGCCTGCAGACGATGAGCGCGATCTACCTGCGCGCCGCGGTCGCGGCGTCGTGAAGCGGCGCGCGACGAAGCGGCTACTCGAGGCTGCTGCCCGGATTCACCGGGCAGCAGCACCGGAGCTCGAGAACGACGAGCCGCATCTGCACCGGCACGCGCCGCACCTCTGCAACTGCCCGCAGCACCGCGCGCAGCGCGCAGAGCGATACGAGAGAGAGCACGGACAACCCGAACCGGAGAACGGAACATGGCAATCAGAGTGAGCGGCGCACGCGTCATCGAAGTGCGCGTCGAGACGGCCGAAGGCGTGCACGTGCTGCGGATCTCAACCGCGGGCGTCGCGCACCGCGAGGGCAACCGCCGCGGCTTCAACGGCCCGGCATCGCTGCCGGCGATCGGCGCGCTGACGGCGAAGGTCGAAGCCGCGGCCGCCGCGAAGCGGAGAGACGCCGAGCGTGCGGCCGCAGGGAAGAAGGCGAAGGCGTACACCGTCAGTCGCAGCCTCGTCTAGGGGCGCGACGTCGGCAAAGCCCCGGCCCGGCGGGACCCCGTCCCCGCCGGGCTTTTTCTTGCCCCTTGCGGGCGCAAGCGGAAGGGCTTACCTTGTTACCTCGAGAGCAGCACTGACCCGTACCGGAGCCTGACAGTGAGCAAGGTCACTTTTCAGCAGAGCTTCCCCTGCCTCGCGTGCGGCCGCCGCGCGCCGTTCGCAGAGGTGCACCTGAGCCTGACCGCCGACGAGCAGGGCGTGCTCGAGGTCGCGTACATCCTCGAGCAGGACTGCGACCACACGAGCGCCGGCGAGGCGCTGCTCGAGGATACCGAGCGCCTGCAGGACGCGGTCAACGAGTACCGCCTCGAGCAACTGAAGGTGCTCGCGTGAGCCGCGGCGTCCGCGTCGCAGACGCGTCGGCAAAGCTGCATCCCGACGCGATCGTGCGCTTCCGCGTGCTCGCCTGCGGGCCTGCACTGCAGCAGGCCGAGGCCGCGCTCGGCCGCTTCGACTACGTGCTCGACGTCGACAGCGCCGACAGCGACGGCTACTACTCCGCAACGTGCCGGCGTCGCGCCGGTTACGTGCACGTCACCGACGCGCTGCGCGAGCTCTTCGAGAGCGGCGCGATCACTTCCGCGAGGGCCGCATGAAGACCTACCTGCTGATTCAGTATCAGAGCGTCCGCGCCGGCGAGCGTTTCCAGCTAGGCGCGGTGCACGACCCCGACTGCCGCGGCATCGCGCGCGACTGCGACCGGCACGACGGCGGTAGCTGGAAGATCGACGCAGAGAACGCGCAGCAGGCGGCCGCGGCGCTCGTGCCGGAAGACACCGACTGGACCGTCGCCGACGTCAACGTGCACGCCTGCTGCGCGAACGTCCGATGAGCTACGGCACGATCATCGGCGAGCTTCGCGACGAGCTCGGCAGCGACGTCGACGTCGAAGTGCTCGAGGCTTGGATCAGGCTCGAGCGGCCGACGCTCGACGCGCTCGATCGGCTGCAGTTTCGGCGCGAGGTCGCGATCGCGATCGCGTGCGCCGGCGAGAGCTCGCCGGACGAAAACGAGGCGGTCCGTCAGACCTTCTTCCCCGCGAGGCGCTGATGCCGATGCTCTGGCACGACAAGAAGCGCACGAGCAACCGGCCGTACGCGGTGCACGAGCTCGAGCTCAGCCTGCAGGGCTGGCGGCCGAAGCACCTGATCGGCGTCGTCGCGGCGAAAGACGCCTTCGACGCGTTCCGCGAGCTCAGCGCCGACCGCGGCGAGCTCAGGATCGAGGTCAGCCGGTGGAACCCGGCGACGCGCAGGCTCGGCGTGCTGCCGGTCGCGGCCTTGCCGCACCTGCGACCGATCGAGAGCGTTACCCCCGGCTGGCGCGAGATCCCGCTCGCCGGCCACACGTGCACCCTTTACTTCCGCGACCGATGAGCACGAGACAGCGTACGCGCCGCGCACCGGCGGGCTTCACGTACGACGCCTGCAGCGAGTGCGGCGACGACGAGCGCGCGCATCCGAAGGGCGCGGTCTGCAGGAAGTGCCGCGATCAGATGGCGCGTGCGGCGAAGGTGCTCGAGGAACGCGACCGGCGCGCGCAGGTTGGCAGCTACCTGCACAACGGCGTCCGGCATTCGCACTGGAACCCGCACTACTACGGGCGCAACGGCCTGAGCACCGAAACGACGCGCGCGATCGGTCACGCGTTCGCGTTTCTCGTCGAGAACGTCGGCGAGCGCACGCACCGACAGCCTGACAGCGAGCCGCTGCTCGAGCGGCTGAACGAACACGGCCGGCCGACTGCCAAGTACGACGGCCTGACGGATTGGGGCACCGTGCCGGGCGGCGAGCTTTTCGCGACGATCATGACGCCGGAAGCCGCGGCCGCGTTTCGTGCGCTCGATCAGCTGATCCTCGACGCGCTCGAGGAAGCGTACGAAGCAGGAAAGCAGGCAGGGAGCTCGCTGCTCGGTCAGATGGCGCGCGGCGAGCTCTCGATCGCGGACCTGAGTGAGGCCGAGCTCGTCGGGCCGAGGCCGCGGCGCAGGTGAACCCGCAGGAGCTCGCTGCAGCCGGCTTCACGATCAGGCCGACGCTCGGCAACGCGTGCGCCGCGCTCGCGGCCGCGTGCGATGGCGCGCACGCGCGCGACGGTCACGGCTTCAACGCGTACGACGCTGCATTCGGCCGCGCGATGGCCGAGCTCGGCGAGGCCAACTGGACGCCGCGCCAGAAGCGCGCAGTCTGGAAGCTGCTGCGGAAATACAAGGCGCAGCTGCTCGCGAACGGCATCGTCTACTCGCAGATCCCAGAGCCGCCGGACCCGCAGGTCATCCCGATCGCTGCCGCCCCGAGCTACTCGCCGGTCAAGGAAGTGCGCTACGACCCGGCCGAAGATCGCTTCGAGCTCGTTTCCCCTTTCGATCCGGTCGCGGTCGCTGACGTGCGGCGCATTCCCGGCAGGCGTTGGGACGGTCAGCGGAAGCTGAACCTCGTGCGCGCCGCGCTCGAGGCGGTCGACGCGCTGCAGGCGTTCGCCGAGAAGCACGGCCTCGAGTGGACCGCGGCCGCGCTCGAGCGCCTGAGCGTCTTCGAGCGCGAGCGGCAGGGCAAGCGCGAGCTCTTCGAGCTCAGCACTGCGCTCGACTACCCGCTCGAGCCGATCGCCGGCCTCGGCGGCGAGCTCATGCCGTTTCAGCGCGCCGGCGTACGCTACGCGCAGATCGCACGGCGGACGTTTATCGCCGACGAGCAGGGCCTCGGCAAGACGATGCAGGCGCTTGCGTTCCTGCAGATCGAGCAGGCTTTCCCCGCGGTCGTGCTCTGCCCGGCCAGCGTGAAGCTGCAATGGGCCGCGAAGGCGCGGCAGTGGCTGCCCGGCAGAACCGTGCGCGTGCTCGAGGGCAGAAGCACCGGCGGCGAGCTCTTCGATCCGTACTCCGACGCCGACCTGCTCGTGCTGAATTGGGACATCGTCTACGCACACGCCGAGGCGATCGCGTCGCGCGTCAAGCTGCGCGCGATCGTCGCTGACGAGATTCACAACATCGGCAACCCGAAGACGCTGCGCACGCGGTACGCGCTGGCGCTCGCGAGCGGCGTGCTCGAGCCGAAGAAGAAGGGCGAGGGCGAGGTTGCCCGAACGATCGGCGAGCCCGTCGAGCTCAGGCTCGGCCTCAGCGGCACCGTGCTCGTGAACCGCGTCGCCGACCTCGCGACGCAGCTCGAGTTTCTCGGTCGGATCGACGATTTCGGCGGCCGCTCGGAATTCAAGGGCCGGTACGCGTACGTCGCGAAGGCCGAGGGCAACAAGCGCCTGCTCGAGCTGAACGCGCTGCTGCGCGAGCGGTGCTACGTGCGGCGTCTGAAGGCCGACGCGATGCCGCAGCTGCCGGCGAAGGTGCGCGAGCCGTTCAGCGTCGAGATCGACAACCGCGACGAGTACGACCGCGCCGAGGCCGACGTCGCGAGATGGTGCGGCGAGCAGGCGGCCGCCGACCGCGCCTTCCTGCTCGAGATCGCGGGCCTGCCGGCAGACGAGCAGGAGCAGCGCAAGCGCGAGCGCGCGATGAGCGCCGAGATGAGAGCGCGCGCCGCTGAGCAGCTCGTCAGGTTCAACGCGCTGAAGAAGCTCGCGGCGCGGGGAAAGCTGGCGCAGGCGAAGGCGTGGATTCGCGATTTCGTCGCGGCCGAGAAGCTCGTCGTCTTCGCGTGGCATCAGGAGATCGTGACGGCGATCGCGTCGACGTTCGACAACGCGCCGCTGATCTACGGCGACGTCAGCCTGAAAGACCGCGTCGCTGCCGTCGAGCGCTTCAACCGCGACGAGAGCGCGCGCATCCTCGTCGCGAACATCAAGAGCGGCGGCACTGGCGTTGACGGCCTGCAGGGTGCGGCGAGCAACAGCCTCTTCCTCGAGCTCGCGTGGAACCCGGCGACGCACGATCAGGCGGAAGACCGTCTGCACCGGATCGGACAGGCCGACAGCGTGACCGCGTGGTACATGCTCGCGAGCGGCACGATCGACGAAGAGCTCGTCGAGCTGATCGAGAGCAAGCGCGCGATCAGCGCGGCGACACTGGACGGCCGCGAGGTGACGGCGAACGTCAGCATCCTGAACGCGCTCGCCGACCGGCTCGTCGCAAAGTATGGGCTTGCGGGCGAAAGCTGAGCCCGCGATAGTAGCACCCGAGAGCAGCACCGAACCTTGCACCCCGGAGAGCACCCCAGATGACCGCGCAGGCGACAGAGCTCGAGCTGCGACAGCAGCTCGCGACGAAGTTTTCAAACCTGATCGACAGCCTCGAGCCGATCGCAAAGGCCGGCTACAACGAGCACTTCCGCTACAACTACGTGAAAGAGGAAGACCTCGTCACGCACCTGCGCTCGAAGCTCGCGCAGTACGGCCTCGCGATGATCTGGGAAGCGCGCAGCGAGAGCTATCGACCCGCCGGCAAGAACGGCGAGAGCGGCATCACGACGCTCGAGCTCGGCTGGCGGCTGATCGACCTCGAGACGGGATTCGAGCTGCAGGGCAGCTGGCTCGGTCAGGGGCAGGATGGGCAGGACAAGGGCGTCTACAAGGCGATGACCGGCGGGATCAAATACTTCTACCTGAAGAACCTGCTGATCTCGACCGGCGACGACCCGGAGCGCTCGAGCGGTGGCGGCGGTGGTGGCGGCGGGCAGCAACAGCGCCGGCAGGGCGGCGGCGGGCAGCAGCGCTC